GTTGACTTGGCCTATGACGATTACGACGGGATTTTTGATTGCGAATACGCTTACAAGGCGTGGCGTGACGACTGTTTCCGCACCGCTGAACGTGGTCGTGGTCCTGTGCTTCATGAAGACATGACCATTGCCAGTATCGGCAAAGATGGCAAACCGATTTACACCAAAGAGCAATACTCGATTGGTTCGCGTACCTCGCGCATTTACTGGCGTATCTACAACAAGGCTCTTGAGCAGAAACTCGCGAACACGGGTCTTGTCTGGTACCGCTCTGAAGTCGAGCTGAAAAAATGGAATGTTGATGTGTTGCTGAATCCAGCTGGCGCGTATGCCGCGCTGAATGATTTCGCTGCCTCGATTTCTACCGCTAAGAAATTCAATACCAAACCTGTCCCGACGAAACGCGCGGCGTTAGACCTGTTGGCCTCTGCGCACTGGATGCGTCGCCAGTACGGGAAAATCCTTAATTCACTTATCGAGTTCCATGAGGGCGACATTGAAACCGTGGTCGGTTCCCTTGTCCGTGATGGAACGAAATTCACCTTCCCCGATACCTACGGCAAGTTGGTGACTCACATATTGGAGACTTAACAAATGGCTAAATCCGTTTTTGTACTTGGCATGGATATCACTTGGAACTCAGCACGTGGTGACAGTGCTCAACTGAACGTGTCGCGTCCTCTACGTGAAATCAACTCGGAGAAATTCAAACGCCGCACTATCGGTGAATCCGGTGATGTGAATCCCCAATGGGATCAACCGTTGATGATTGATCATCAATACGCCCTATTACTTGAGCGTACGGGTGCTCTCGTTCCTCGTCGTGAATACCAATTGCGCTTGGAGATTAACCCAGAAGACCCATTGGCGGGTGCCATTGTGACAGAACTCATCCCTGTGGATGACGACATCAAGAAACATTTTGAAGCCTCGCTAAAGGCTAAATAAGGAATTTCGTTATGCCTGTGTGTGCTCTACCGAACGCGGACGGTTTTCTCGCTGTCGTTCCTGACATTGAAGCGGCTTCATGCAGTGGTTATGTCATGGTGACGGCTCAAGAATATGACACGTTAATGAGCTACACACAGCTGACTCCAGGAGAGATATCTCAAGCGTTCGGCTTGGGTTTTACCTTGGTGTTCGTTGGCGGCTATCTCTCAACTTACGCCATCAAGATGGCAATACGTTTAATAAAACTACTTTGAGGAATCTGTTATGAAACGTCTAAACGCGCTTAAAAAGTTCGGTAAACAAGCGGCGGCAACCGTCACTGTTGCGGTGCTTTCTGTCCCTGCTATGGCGGCGGAAGGTGGTGCGGCTGACCCGTTCTCCGCTATCGACTTATCTGGTGTGGCAACCAAAATCGGCGCGGCAGGTCTGGTGATTGTCGGCATTACTATGGCTTACAAATCCATCACTCTTGCTAAGCGTGCTGTGAACAAGGCTTAAGTTTATGTTGGCCGTTCTCCACGATGTCCAACTCATCGTCTTTGTGCTTTTGGGTGGCATTGCCGGATACGTGGCCAGCCAAAACTTTAGAGGATAAGGGGGCTTCGGCTCCCTTTTTTATTGGTTTTATACAATGAATCACTATCTCCGTTTTTTTATTGCCCTTGTTATTCTGTGTGCTAGTAGTCATACGTATGCTTTAGAAGCGCGTATTGGTTATATGCAAATGAGGGGTTGTGGCTCTCAAGGTGATTGGGTTGACCCTTACAAGGTGAATACTTGTTTTTTGGATACTGGGTATTTCGACTCATGCACATTTGAGAAGACACCCTATTCTGATGCTCGCTATCCCTATCAAACGGTTTGTGATAATGGGCTCGGTCTTGCTTATTACGAGGTTCGTTGTCCAGAAAATAGCGAATTTGACCCTTCAACCTTACGTTGCAAATCAGTTTGTGAATATGGCAAAAACCCTGACGGCACCTGTATGGACGCTTGCCAGTTCAAAAAATCCATTGATGAAACCAAGCTGCTTCAATGGGTTGCGTACGTCTACGGTGAACAAGTCACTGGGGCATGCTATGGCGACTTTGGGGCAACCCGTTGCGAACTAGGCCGCGTTCCCAGTGATACTACGCTTTGTACGGATGTCGAGTCTGGTCAATGGACTCAAAACACATTATGCCACGGTAACTTCCAGTTCACGGGCAATCAATGTGAAGGCGGTACACTCTTCTGGGGTAAAGATGGCCCTGACACTCCTATCATTCCTGATGACCCAATTCATGACCCTGACGACCCAACAGGCGACATCGAAGACCCTAGCGTATTACCTGATGGCTCAACCAATACGGTGAATCCACCGGATACTGAGAAAAAGCCGGATGTTGAAGACCCTGATACTGATGATTCAACAGACATGGCAGTATTGAATGCGATTAAAGGCTTGAACTCGGATGTCAACAAGGCGCTAAATGATATGAACATCGACATCAATCAAGCCAGTGCTGACGTTCAAAACCAAATCATTGCATTGAATGCGTCGATGGTCACCAATACGCAAGCCATTCAAAAGCAGCAAATCAACGACAATAAGATTTACGAAAACACTAAGGCCCTTATCCAACAAGCGAATGCTGACATCACCACGGCCGTGAACAAGAATACCAATGCCATTAATGGTGTGGGTGATGATGTAGAGAAAATTGCAGGGGCAATGGATGGTATCGCGGAGGATGTTTCCGGCATTTCCGACACCTTAGACGGCATTGCCAACACAGATACGTCTGGCGCAGGTACGGGTGGTACGTGCATCGAATCTCAAACCTGTACAGGTTTTTATGAGTCGGCCTATCCCGATGGCTTAGGTGGTTTGGTGTCTGGGCAGTTAGACAGTCTCAAACACAACACCATCGACAACTTTGTCAGCTCGTTTGGTGACCTCGACTTATCCAGTGCCAAGCGCCCTTCTTTCGTGCTCCCTGTGCCCTTCTTCGGTGACTTCAGTTTTGAAGAGCAAATCAGCTTTGATTGGGTGTTCGGTTTTATTCGTGCGGTGCTCATCATGACGTCAGTGTTTGCGGCGCGTCGTATCATCTTCGGAGGTTAATATGGAATGGTTAGTCGATTTATTTAACAAGCTGTTGGTGTTCCTCTATCAGCTTTTAATCTCGCTGGTCAACATGCTCAAAGACCTGTTCTTTTGGGCGGTTGAGCAAATCATGGCAATGGTGAATCTGTTGCTCTCTGGTGTCTTCTCCCTATTCGCTCCGGTCGATATGAGCCAGTACATGACAAGTATTCCGCCTACCGTGGCTTGGGTTATGGCAGCGGTCGGTGTGCCTCAATGCCTGTCTATCATTCTGGCCGCTATTACGGTGCGTTTGATGCTGCAATTGATTCCGTTTACGAGGTTAGGCTCATGATATACGCCATAGCAGGGAGACCAGGTGGCGGTAAAACCTATGAGGCTGTCGCCTATCACATCATTCCGGCCATTAAAGATGGCCGCAAAGTCATCACCAATATCACCTTAAACATTGATTGGTTCGTTAAGGTGTTTGGTGAAGACGTTCGAGAACTCATCAAAATCGTGGATGGACGTTTAACGGATTTCGGTTCGACTACGCGCCCGTTCAGCCAGATTGAAGACTACTCCGACGAATGGCGTAATGAAAAAGGACAAGGGCCACTTTATGTGGTCGATGAGGCGCACATGAGCTTGCCAAGTCGAGGCTTGGCCGCGCCGATTCTAGAATGGTACTCAATACACCGTCACTACGGTGTCGATATCATCTTGCTCACGCAGAACATCCGCAAAGTGCATCGAGACATTAAGGACATGATTGAAGTGACCTACCGATGCACAAAGAACACGGCCATGGGCTCAACCAGTTCTTACACCAAGAAAGTGCAAGATGGTTGTGCCGGTGAAGTGGTGAACACCTCTACCCGATTTTATAAGTCGGAATACTTCCCGTTCTATAAGAGTCATTCGCAATCCAACAAGCAAGTTCAGGAAGCCGAAGCAAAAGACATTCGCCCGTTCTGGAAGCGTTGGCCTGTCGTCGGAACGGGGGTGCTGTTATCGCTTGGATTGGTTTTCAATATCTGGGCTTGGTGGCCAGAGTCAGAGCAACCGCCCGACCCCGTTAAACCACCACAACCAGTACAAGCGCAGCTGCCTGACGGAACGCCAACGGTAGATACGGCAGAAACCAAAGCGAAGAAGAAAAAGAAAGCATCAGGGTTCGGGCCTTTGGAAGATTACGACTTCTACATCACCGGATACGCAAAGCAAATCGCCTACGCCAAACGGCTGAAGTATGCTGCCGAACTCGACCGTGACCTGACGTTCTACAAGATATACATCGATGTGTACGATGGCCGCGACAAGCTATTCAGTTTCGATCATCTGGACTTGGTAAAGATTGGGTATCAGTTCGAAGTGTTGAGCGACTGCGTATATCGAGTGACTTGGGAAGAAACAGAAAGGATCTTCACGTGCGGCCAAAGAGAAAAGCCATCAGATATATTGCAGCAAAACATGCCTGTCCATATCTAGACCGCTCGCCACAGCGTCGAAGCTAGCGCAGTCTGCGTAGACCGAGGAAGCGGAACATGTAGGACACCAAACCTTGGCACTTCCACACCGAACTTAATCATGGGGCTCTATACGAGCCCTTTTTTATTACGTGCGCGGTATTGCGAGCATTTTGGGAGGGGCCCGCTTTGCGGGAGGGACCTAAAAGCGGAGCAAACCCCCGAATCTGTATTACGGGGGTAAATTCCTACTCAGTACTAACCTTGTGTGCCGCCCCCTCTCAAAAAACGAAATAAGAATGCTCAATTGAAAATGAACAGATATAGCATTAAAGTTTTCTAATTCGCTCAACATTATTAGTGTCGGATTCGTCAAAGTTATCTTCTTTTCCTAATAATTCATTTTCAATTTTACTTATCGTTTCATTCAGATAGGTTGTCAAATCGTCCGTCGCTTTCTTACTTTTATTGAGGTTTCCTAGCATTCCGACATATTTTTTTCCGTCACTGCCTATCCTTACTCCCAAGAGTTCTTCTATAGATTTTATATTCATCAGCACATCCATAACTGCGTTTTGTCGAGAAATGGAATTCTCTTTTTGGGCTAGGTACTTCCTTTCTCTTTCAGCGATTTCATTTTTTAGCTGAAGTATTTTTTCATTTAAATCTTCCGCATTTCGCTCATATAAGGCTATTTCTTCTTTTTTTTCGGCTATGCTATGTTTTAACATTGACCTTTCTTGTTCCCACCCTTCCAGTTCTTTATCGACTAACTTCTCTTGATATGCCTTGGTTGATTTATATTCTAAAGCTAATATTTTTGCTTGAGACCTATATGTAATTGCCTTTCGCTTTTCTCTAGCATTAATTACAAGCTTATCAATTAAAACTTGTAGCCAGTCTGCCATAACTATGTATACGAGAGCTAAAGCCATGCATTGTAGGAGAAGTGTATAATCAAAGTGATAGGACTCTAGCATAGTTAATTTTTTGTCGGGGCTGACAATAAAAAATTTAGCTATCATTGGAACGTTGGCCACTAGATACATTAAGGACGATATCCCCAAAAATGGGCTTCTCATCCTAGATAAAATGGCATCAAGAAACTCTTTCATTTTTCAAACCTATATAAAATGCGATTTTCGTATAGTAACAGGTGTTCATATTACTTGTTAAAAAATGCCGCTAAAATGCGGCACTTATACTAACTGATCATTTTTGCTATTGACCTTGCAATCTTTAACAACTTTGCTGTCGTTTTAAGATCTAGCTCAGAGCTTATTTCAATGAGAGCTATCCCTGTTAGGATTTGTTGAGCACTTACTTTTTGTCCTGTGGGTAACTCTATTTTGTCATAATGCATTTTGAAACCTCTCCATTGCTCGTGGGGACTTAGCTCTCTGCCCTTACTCATTCGCATAAGCCTTTTGCACTCAGGAGGAATGGTTTTCCCTTTATCCCATTCTTTGACCGTTCTCACAGTTTTTAAACAAAGTTCAGCAGCTTGTTCGACGGATAAACCACATTCAAATTCACGAAAAATATAATTTTTAGTCATTTCGTGATACTTCATTGAATAGTCCCTCAAAAGAGAGACATTTTATAGGACTAGCATATGCAATCGCATTCAACATAAGCAGATATAATGCGCACTGTAATAGTGGTTCCTGTGGACTTGCAATCACTAAAGCCAATCCGGCACAAACTATTGAAATGCTTGATAATCCAAGTCCGTTATACTTTTTTGCAATGCTTTCCCACATGCTTTTTATAGCTGGGTTTTCATTGCGATCAGCGTGACATCCTAGCAACGCAATCTCCGGGTCTATACCTGCGCCGTGTGCTAGAAAAACTGCTTCTTCATCAGTAAGTTGTCTAACACCTTTGCGAATTTTACTAATCTTCGGCGGGTCTAGATTCAAATCGTGCGCAACCTGCTTATCTTGTACGTAGTTTTTCGCCTTTTTGTAGGCGTTAATTAGTTCAGCTGTGTACATAAGAACCTCCATTTCTTCTCATTGTAGCCACAAAGTTGCCATAAATCGCATCTTGCAGTTGCCATTCTTTGCAACTACGATTGCCATAAATCGTAATTGGTCAGGTGTCATTATGCTTACGGAACAAATCAAATCCCTTATCGAAAATGAATGTGCGCTTAGTCCTCGACTTACTGGCGTGTTCTTCCGTAAGCACCTGAATCAATCTATGTATGGTGATGACGGCCAGCTCACTGAGTTCGCCATTCAATGCCATCACTACTTTAACGAACTCAAACGCGCTGCAGAGCAAAAAGCCTTTCATGCTCGTCTTGAACAATGTCGTCTTCAACACGAACAACAGCAAGAATCAGTTAAACGCGTTAATCAGTCCGTAAAGAAATCCGCTAACCAATCACGAGCTCAGTTCATTGGCTCTCTGCGCTTTGAACTCAATCAAGGCGTTCTGATGGTTCGCTCGGTTTCTCGTTCAATGCCAACTCCAACCAAATGGATTCGTCGTTATCTCAAGAAACTTGGCGTACGTCGCCTTGGTAAGTCTTTGTCTAACGGTGTTTTATTTACTGGTGACGCTGTCACTGAAATCCTCGCTTGTTTGCAAGCTAAACAGGCTAAGAACGACACCATACCGTTTGAACTGAATATCAGCGCCCTGCCGATTTTAGCTTGGTTTCGTTCGCCACTCAGCCTTGGCACTCCAACATTGGAGGCTCAGTGCTCATGAACGAAGCTCAAATCATCTATTACGACTTGCTACCTGACTACACGGTGTCTGTGTTGGTCAAAGGTTGCGACGAATGGGATTTACTTAAATCCATGTCTCATCTTGAGTCTTGGGCTTCGTCTCAGTTCGCTTCTTATGAGTTGGTGTCCATCACCAACACGACCGTTGAACAACGTATCAATATGGGGGTGTTCGATGACTACTGCAACTAACATCCTTAAAAGTTTCGATGAGCAAAGCGTTCATATTGATTACCTGTGTTTTACGTTTGCCGTGAAAGACTTACGTCATTGTCACGATGCGGTTCGTCGATTGCACAAGCATGAGGAATACAAAGGCTTTGCCAAATCTGGACTGTTACAGCGTCACTGTCGTGCGCCTAAGTTCCCTGCTCCACCTGTGTTTAATCCGACGGTCGCTCAGACTTCCGACGAGATTGATGCGTACAACAAAGCGTTTGATATCTGCTATCGCAATTACTTAGAAGATTGCTTGCGCATCTTCACCAATCAAGTGCTTGGTTTGTCGCTGTCTGCGCCTCGCGGTTTGGGTTTCCAGTTCTACACCGAATCCATGAAACTGACTTCGCCAGATGGTGAGGACTTCTGCGGCTTCGTTGGTATCGGCGGTAACAATGACACGGTGCATTTCCAAATCAACGGAACGGGATGCAAGCATGTATTTGCCCGTCGTCCTACGTGGTCGCTACATGACTGGCTGACCAATGTGCTTGGTGTGCAAACTCTGGCGCGT